ATCGACGAATTGCAAGGCATCGAACCCAGTTACGGCGAGAGCGATACTTGCAATATTTTAGAAATACACACTGAATTAGACTTACCAAACTACGAAGATTTGGATGCCGAGGGCGAACCGACAGGAATTAAGTTGCCTTATGTGATCACGCTCTCAAGTAATTCAAGTGAAATTTTATCAATTCGACGCAACTATCGAGAAACTGATCCCAACAAAAAACGTATCAACTATTTTGTACACTACAAATTTTTACCAGGTTTAGGGTTTTATGGGTTTGGGTTGACGCACATGATTGGCGGCTTGTCCAAAGCTTCAACTTCTATTTTACGACAGTTAATTGATGCCGGAACGTTGAGTAATTTACCCGCTGGCTTCAAGGCACGAGGGATTCGTATTCGTAATGACGATCAACCACTGCAACCGGGCGAGTTTCGAGACATGGATGCCCCAGGTGGGAATCTTCGCGACGCTTTCGTGCCACTGCCGTTCAAAGAACCTTCGGGCACTTTATTAAATTTACTCGGCACTTTAGTCGATAGTGGTCGTCGTTTCGCTGCTTTGGCTGATACACAAGTTGGCGATGCTAATTCCAACATGCCAGTTGGTACCACCGTAGCTTTACTAGAACGTGGCACCAAAGTTATGTCGGCGATTCACAAACGTTTGCATTCTTCGCAACGTTTTGAGTTTAGTTTGTTGGCAAAAGTTTTTGCTGAGTATTTACCAGCCGAATATCCGTACATGACTGCCAATGGCAATGCCATGATTAAGAGCATGGACTTTGACGATCGAGTTGATGTCTTACCAGTTTCAGATCCGAACATATTCTCGATGAGTCAACGCGTAATGTTGGCTCAAGAAATCTTAACGGTGGTAAATTCCAATCCACAAATTCATGGGCCGCAAGGTATTTACGAAGGTTATCGTCGCATGTATTCAGCGATGGGAGTGCAAAACATTGAACGTTTGTTGCCACCACCACCGCAACCCATGCCAACGGACCCAGCGGGTGAAAACTCTTTGATGTTAAATGGTCAACCCGTACAAGCTTTCCCTGGACAAGATCACGACGCTCATATCAACGTGCATTTGTCATTTGCTGCCACTAGCAGTGTCATGACCAACCCAGTGGTGATGGGAGCTGTGCAAGCTCACGTTTATCAACACGTGTCATTACGAGCTGCTGAGTTAGTTGAAATGCAAAATATGCAAGATCCAGAATACTTACAAACGTTGCAAATGTTGCAACAAATGCCACCAGAACAAGCTCAACTTATGACCCAAAGATTGATGGAAGCGGTGGCACGTGACGTGGCTCAGGTTGAAGCTGGGTTGATGGCACAAGTCAATCAAGCCTTCATGCCACCAATGCCACCACCAGATCCACTCGTAGCTTTACGTGACAAAGAATTAGATATCAAAGCTCAAGACGTTGATAGAAAACGTGAAGAATTTATCATACGTCAAGAGTTTGATGCGCAAAGAACCATGGAGCAATTAGCTCTCGCAAAAGCTAAATTGAATGTCACCGAAGAAATTGCGCGTATGAAAGACGATTTGGGTCGAGACCGTCTAGACGCTTCGAATCGAATCAAAGAAGCGGAATTAATTATTAAACAAAGAGATTAGTAGTCAGCGCTTGTGGTTTATTCATCTCTCCGATTCTCCCCGATAACATGAGCGCTGACTCAAAATTTTTATGGAAGCAGTTACACTAGCTGATTGGTTACTAAAAAAAATTCGTCAAAGACAAGAAGATATACTTGAAACTTTGGGCTCAGGTAATATACAATCGGTCGAAGACTACCGATTTCACATTGGAGAGCTTACAGCACTTCGCTCTCTGGAATCGGAAATAAAAGAGGTGCTGCAAGAAGAGGAATAATCGATGTCAGAACTAGTAGTTCCAAAACACATCGCAGCAGAACAACAAGCAGAGGCAGAAACAAAGATTGATGCAGCCTATGTCAAGTCAGAAGAAAGGGTTTTAGATCCAACACTTTTAGATAAATCATTATTAGATCGAATGCCAAACCCTACTGGGTGGCGCTTATTAGTTTTACCTTACAAGGGTAAAGGCGTAACCGAAGGTGGTATTCACTTAACAAATTCAACTCTCGAAAGAGAATCTCTAGCGACGGTAGTTGCCTACGTTTTAAAAGTTGGGCCAACGGCGTATGGAGATACTGCTAAATTCGAAGGTGAAGTTTGGTGCAAACCAAAAGATTGGGTACTTATTGGACGTTATTCAGGGGCGAAGTTTCGTCTCGAAGACAACCATGAAGTGAGAATAATAAACGACGATGAAGTCATTGGAACAATTACAGATCCTGACGACATCAAAACTTTATAGGTGATTTATGGCTGAACAACAAGAACAAACATACGAGCTTCCAGATATTTCTGAGGAGCAAATCGAAAAAGCTGCTATGCCAGTCAACAAAAGAGCAGACGAAGAAATTTCTGATGAAACTAAATTTATTGATTTAGAAGAAGACAAAGAAGCGTTAAAACCATTACAAGAAGATACGGTGCAAGAAAACTTTGAGACCAGTCCCAAAGTTATTGAAGAGACCAAAGAAAAATCTGAAGTAGAGAAAAAAGCGGCAATAGCACAAAATCGAATCAATAAAGCGGTGGCTCAAGCCAAAGATTTTCAGCGCCGTGAGTTGATGGCGGTGCAATACGCTAAAACTTTAAAAGAAGAAAACGATAAATTAAAAGCCAGCAAACAAACTTTTGAACAAGACATGTTTGAAAGCCGTAAAGGTGAAACCGAAGCTGCGATTGAACTAGCAAAACAAGCACACAAACAGGCCATTGAGTCCAATGATGCCGATTCTATTGCTAGAGCGACTGAAGCTTTGAGCACTGCTATTGCTGAGAAAAAATATATCGAAGCTAGTGAAGCCAGAAGTAAAATGGACAATATTCAAACTGCACCAGCAGAAGAATTTACTTTACCTGAAGGCGAACCTCAAGAAGTTCAAGAATATGCTCAACCCTCACCCAAGGCACAAACTTGGGCTGCTAAAAATGAATGGTTCGGTCAAGATCGAATCGCTACTAACGTGGCTTTATCGATTCATGAGAATTTAGCCAATGAAGGTTTTGATTTAAACTCAGATGAGTATTACAATGAACTCGACAATAGGCTAAAAGAAGAATTGCCTAACAGATTTAAAAACGTGGAAGCTGACCAAAAACCCGTCCAGACGGTTGCTTCACCATCACGCACTACATCAAGTGGACGCAAACCTAGTAATCGAGTGGAGCTTTCTCCAAGCGAGCAAAGATTAGCGAAACGTTTAGGCGTTTCATTTAAAGATTACGCAATACAAAAAGCGAGGTTACAAAAATCGTGAATAAGGAAACTAAAACAGTAAACAAAACTCCTAGAGCTGAAGAAACTAGGGAAACTAAAAAAGCCAAGCAACCTTGGACTCCTCCAAGTATGCTTGATGTTCCTAACGATCCACCCCCAGGGGTTAAATATCGTTGGATCAGAGCTGAAGTCCTAGGTTTTGAAGATCGTAGCAACGTCTCTAAAAGATTTAGAGAAGGTTGGGAGCCAGTAAGACCGGATGAAGTTCCTGGTTACGATTACCCTACAATTGATGAGGGTCGTCACGCTGGAGTTGTCGGCGTCGGTGGGTTGATACTCTGCAAAATAGACGAGGATATCGTCGACCAAAGAGATCAGTATTATCAACAACAAACTGCAAATCAAATGACAGCTGTAGATAACGACTTAATGCGTGAAGAAAATCCTGCGATGCCTATCTCTAGGGAAAGGAAAAGCAAGGTAACATTTGGTGGAGGAACTAAATAGTTCTTCTTAATTTTAACCGTTTGGAATTTGAAGTCGAAAAAACATGGCAAACGAAACTACTAAAATAGGTCTAGTCCCAGTTCGTAAAGTCGGTGGTGCTCCATTTACAGGCGGCCAACAAAGATACAGAATCGCAAGTGGCGCGACTACTGCTATTTTCCAAGGTGATTTGGTAACAATGCTCACTGCAGGAACTATCGGTAGACATGCAGCTGGCGGCACTGTACCAATTGTTGGTGTCTTTAATGGTGTTTCATACACTGATCCTACAACTGGTGAACAAGTGTTTAAAAACCACTATCCTGGTAGCATTTCCGCGAGCGACATTGTTGCTAACGTAATAGACGATCCAATGGTTCAATTTACTATTCAGTCAGACGAGGCTTTCCCCGTAACTGATTTGTTTGGTAATTTTGACGTGGTTGAGTCTTCGCCTGTTGGTGATACTAAATCTGGAACTTCTAATATTCAATTAGACACTTCAACTGGTGCTACTACAGCAACTTTACCGTTGAAAGCTATTGATATTTCTCAAGATCCAGAAAATTCTGATACGTCTAGCGTTGGCACGAACGTAATTGTGGTTATTCAAAATCACGTCATGGGTGCTAAAAGCGCTGGATTAGCGTAAGAGGTTTAACATGGCAATATCTAGAGCACAATTAGCGAAAGAATTAGAGCCTGGTTTGAATGCCTTATTTGGAATGGAGTATCAAAGATACGAAAACGAACATGCTGAAATCTATGACACAGTTTCTTCTGACAGAGCGTTTGAAGAAGATGTATTGCTCGTAGGTTTTGGTAACGCCCCTACTAAAACAGAGGGACAAGGCGTAAGTTTTGATACAGCTTCAGAGTCATACAGTGCTCGATACACTCACGAGACAGTTGCATTAGCATTTGCTCTTACTGAGGAAGCGATCGAAGATAACTTATATGACAGACTTGGTGCGAGATATACTAAAGCATTGGCTAGAAGTATGGCTCACACAAAACAAGTTAAAGCTGCATCAATCTTAAACAACGCTTTTAACTCAAGTTTTACTGGTGGAGATGGCAAAGAGCTTTGTGCTACTGACCACCCACTAGCAAGTGGCGGTACGTTGAGTAATGAGTTGAGCACGGCTGCTGATTTGAATGAAACTTCTTTAGAAAATTCATTGATCGATATAGCAAACTTTAAAGATGACCGAGACATGATCTTGGCGCTTAGAGGTATGAAGCTAATCGTTCCTACAAATCTACAGTTCGTAGCTGACAGACTCATGGACACCCCAGGAAGAGTTGGCACTTCAGACAATGATATCAATGCAGTAAGAAACATGGGTATGTTGCCTGAAGGTTACGTCGTAAATCACTTCTTAACAGATACAGACGCGTTCTTCATCAAAACTGATTGCCCTGATGGGTTTAAACATTTTGAAAGAACTGCTTTGTCAACTGCGATGGAAGGTGATTTCGATACAGGCAATATGCGTTTCAAGGCAAGAGAAAGATATTCATTTGGGTTCTCTAACCCAAGATGTGTATTTGGTTCTCCCGGAGCATAGTCTTAACAGATCTTAATTGAAGTCTTGATCTCTACTTTATAAATCAGTGAGATTAAAATCAGGGGTAAACATTGTTTACCCCTTTTTTTTTGTTTATAATCGAAAGCACTAGGATAACAATTGTTTTATAGACTGACCTAGCAGACAAGCCAAGACTATAAAACTTATTTCCAATGGAGGAAATTATGGCAAAAAGTACATTTTCAGGACCAGTAAAATCACTTGCTGGATTTATCTCAGCTGGTAGTTCATCAGTAGTTAGTCTAACCGCAGACACAACTTTAACTGTTGAAGCTCATGCTGGTAAAATTTTAACGACTAACGATGCTGATGGTAAATTTACTTTACCTACTATCGTAGCAACTAGCCCTAGCGATCCTACAGATCCAAATCAACTCAATAATTTGGGAGCTACTTTTACTTTTGTAGTTGAAACAGCAGCAACTGATATGGATATTTTAACCGATGGCACAGATAAATTTGTCGGTGGCTTATACACAGGTAAAGACGATGCCACTGGTAAAACATTTATTTCTGGCGCATCTAATGATGTCATCACTATGAATGGTTCTACTAAAGGTGGACTAGCTGGTAGTATCGTAAAAGTTACTGCAATAGCTGATAACAAATATGCTGTCGAAGGTATAATTCTAGGCTCAGGCACTATAGTTACACCATTTGCTGACGCATAATCAGGAGTAAAATATGGCTGATACAGTAACGTCACAAACCATAGCCGACGGCGATAAGATCGCAATTTTAAAATTCACCAATGTCAGCGATGGCACTGGTGAATCGGCGGTAAAAAAAGTCGATGTATCTGCTTTAGCTGCCAATAGCCAAGGTGCTGCTTGCACTGGCGTTAAAGTAGCTAAAATTTGGTGGGCCTGCCGAGGCATGGGTGTCAACATAGAGTTTGATGCCTCTACAAATGTCTTAATCACAGGCTTACCAGCGGATAGCACAGGTGATGAATATTACGATGAAGTCTTTACTGGAATCCCAAACAATGCAGGATCTGGTAAAACTGGTGATATAGATTTCACTACAGTTAGCGCTAGTAGTGGTAACACTTATTCGATAATTTTAGAATTAGTTAAAACTTACGCATAAGGAGTAAATTATGTATAAAAAAACTAAAGGCTACGCGGGCGGAGGCATGGTCAAAAGAACAAAAGGTTATGCAGGTGGAGGCATGGCCAAGGGCACTAAAGGTTATGCAGCTGGTGGTATGACTAAAGGCACTAAAGGCTATGCTAACGGAGGCATGGCTAAAGGTACCAAAGGCTATGCTAACGGAGGCATGGCTAAGGGCAAAGGCACTAAAGGTTATGCTAGAGGCGGTATGGCTAAAGGTGTTAAAGGGTTTTTCACTGGAGGTATTGCTAAACAAGAACCTTTAAAAGAAGAACCTTTAAAAGAACGTAATTCCAGAAGACCATTTAAGCCCAGAAGACCAAGAAACCCACTGCGAGGACCAAGCCTTAAAGGTGATAAAAGCATGAAAAAAAAGAAAAAGTAGTTCTGTTGTTAGAAAAATATAAAATAAGTTAAAAAATATAATTAGTGCCAAATTTAATTAGTAATATTCCATACTTTAAATGTTGGGTAAGGAGAGAATTTACATGTAATCATAGGAATTATCATGGTGAGTTCATTCATGCTTATGCTATTGCTGTAAACACTATTCCAGATCGATCTTTATCTTTCCAAGTAGTATTTACTGGTTGTGAAATCGATGACGAAGATTGGCAAGAGGGTAACATTCACGGCGGCGCTATGTGGGCTAGAATGCCAATTCAAGCTTTAGTTGCTGACATACCTTTAGAACAGTGGCCAGAGCCAATGGAAGATCATATTGCTCAACCCTGGGACTGCGAATCTAGAGATCATTCAACAATCATCATGGATCGAGTCAGCTCTAGTCCTTGGATCTGCAAGATAGCTGGTGAGTTTTATACGGGTAAATATTTATTTACGGTGGATTATACAAACAATGAAATAGCTGACGATCCTGCTCAACATAAACAATCACATGTGTTATATTTAACTGACGCTGGTAAGTGGACAGGCAACTTTGTTGCTTTACCTAACAATAGAGTTAGAGCAACAAGTCCAGCTTTGTGGCGAACTGGAGAAGGTGCTCCAGATTTTATGCCATCACAATGGGTTCACTCAGCTGAAGGACATGAAAGTTATTTAGATCCAAAAATAACTTTTAATAATTTATACGATGAGGATGATTAAATGGCAACTTCAAACAGTACAAACTTTGAACCAAACGTAACTGAGTTCGTTGAAGAAGCTTTTGAGAGATGTGGCGTTGAACTAAGAACTGGTTACGATTTAAAAACAGCCAGGAGATCTATTAATTTAATGTTAGCTGAGTGGGCTAACCGTGGTCTGAATCAGTGGACTATTGAACAAGCAACACAAACAGTTACTGAAGGCACAACCGATTACAGTTTAAATGCGAATATTATTGATGTCTTAGATGTTGTGGTTAGAAGAACAGTCAATCAAACTCAAACCGATATCAGCATGGATAGAGTTAGTCGTAGTGAATACATCAACATCCCAAACAAAACTACTAAAGCTAGACCAACACAATTTTTTCTGGATAAATTAAATACACCAGTTTTAAAAATTTGGCCAGCCCCAGAAAACTCTACTGATATTTTAGTATTTAATAAAATAGTTAGAATGGATGATGCTGATTCAGCTATCGATACCATGGACATGCCATTTCGTTTTTACCCATGCTTTGTTGCAGGTTTAGCTTATTACATTTCCATGAAAAGAGCACCAGAAAGAACTCTGCCTTTAAAAGAAATATATGAAGAAGAGTTTAGAAGGGCGGCCGATCAAGACGAAGATCGAGCTTCACTTCGAATAGTGCCATATTCTCAGGGGTATTAATGGCTAAAGCATCAGGTAAATACGCTTATGGAATATGTGATATAAGCGGTTTTCGTTACAAATTAAAAGATATGAAAGTAACTTGGGATGGCCTATTGGTGGGACGAGATCAATGGAATGCCAAGCATCCTCAGTTAGAACCAAGAAGGCATATAACCGATGCCGAAGCTTTAATCAATCCTAGACCCAACACTGATTTTGAAGTCAACGAGGGAAAGATAGTAACAACACAAGATCCCATTGGATCTGTAATTAAAGGAAACAAATTAACAGCCTCTATTGGAGATGTTACAATCACAACATGACTTTAACAGAATTAAAAACACTAATTCAAAATTTTTGTGAGAGCACAGAAACTACTTTTACTTCTACTTTAAATGACATTATTAAAAATGCAGAGGATAGAATATTTGAATTAGTACAATCTGATTTTTTTAGAAAAAATGTTCAAGGAACTTTAACCACTGGCAGTAGATTTTTAACTTGTCCGACAGATTTTTTATCTAGTTTTTCTTTGGCTGTAATTGATAGCAACAATGATTATGAGTTTTTACTCAAAAAACATTCTAGTTTTATGCAAGAGTACAGTGTAGATATTTCTGATACTTCTCTACGAGGCAAACCTTTATATTACGCTGACTTTGATAAAGAGTTATCTTCAGCTTCTAACAACGGATCTACTATTATTGTAGCTCCAGTACCAGATCAAGCTTACAGTGTTGAGTTACACTATCTTTATAAACCAAATAGTCTAGTCACTGATACTACTGGCACTTGGTTATCAACGAATGCAAGGAATGCTCTATTGTATGCTTCTTTAGTAGAGGCTTACACTTTCTTAAAAGGCGAGCCTGATTTAATGGCTTTGTATGAAAATAGATTTCAACAAGAAATCTTAAGACTAAAAAATAGAGCAGAAGCGAGGGGTAGGAGAGACGAGTATCGATACGACTCGTTGCGAACACAAGTTACTTAATGCAAAAAATAAAAGAATTACAAGGCAAAAAAATTGCTATTGTTGGCTTGGGTAAAAGTTGGTTTGATTTTGCTTTGGCCAGAACTAATGGCACTTCGTTTGATGAAGTTTGGGTAATCAATGCTGTTGGTAA